TATCTTTGTAGATAATTTATTTCGGATATCTCTTGCAAAGTCTAGATTTTGCTTTGTTGGTCCACCGTATTCTCTTATCCTGAAATTGTTATCTGGATCAATTCCTAGTGTACGTATGTAAGTTTTAATTGAATGTAAAGTGCCTTTTGAGGTTATTATTTCTCTTATGTTTATTAGGATTTTACGCCAAATTTGGTTTTGAATGTATTGTAATGAATATTGATTTGTGCTAGGACTAGAACCTATATTTTGAGAGTTGATAAATTGTTCTATTGTCGCAGAAGAGAATATAGGAGGCAACTCAAAGCCTTGATTTCTGGCAAAATCTTGCAAAAACTGATCTGGTATGGTGTCAACATTGTTATAATCAACTGCTATCAAATCACTGAAAGATTGAGTATATAGCTTAAGTTCATCGAAGAATTTAGCCCATGTATAAAGCAAAAGTAATAGTACTTGAGTAGCACCTAGAGTTGTTGAACGAGGATCGTTGCCCGCAGTTAAACTATCTATTATTGGACCTTGTTCCGTTTGCAATGCATCTTCAACTTGTCCTTCTAAGAAATAATGACTTGGTACCAGCTTGGTAATTAAATTTGGATTGATATTGTCATATATACTTGCGCTAGCATAAAACGAAGTTCTATAGCTAGTAACTTCTGGATGGTTTGCAAATATGATTGGAGCAAGAGCTAACTCTTCATATATGACCGGAGTACTTCCAAAAGTCAACGAAGAAGTGTTAACGTTTCTTACTTTTAACGTGTTATAACTATAATAGCTTAGATTTCCATGAAGACCATTAGAAGATGCATCGATAACAATTGGTGACGTACTGCCTGATGGTTCATTGAATTTATAATATAATCTTAAAGGAGGTGAAGCAAATATATTCTTTTGATAATAGTTGTTAATCTGCTGTTGATCTCGTACTGAATGCCAAATACGAAGTTCATCTAGTGCTCCGGAAAGAGTATTGGTTGGTTTAAACCCTGCTAATTGACTACCGGAACCGATATACATATTATCGTATACGTTTAAAGTGTCAAACTCAACTGGATTTGATCCTGTGGCATAAAATGAACCATTTAAATAAACGGTCAATCCATTGCTACCTGGCGTTCTATTCCAAACCCATGCAACGTGGTTCCATTTGTCTTTTGGGAAGATAACGTTCAACGTATCATATGTTGATCCGGAAGCAATAAACAAGCTGCTTGTAGCATACGTAGTAGACGTTGAAGAGGTTATTGCACATAGAAAACCATTCGAGCCGTCATGTTTAGAAAACACAGATTGATTATCATTACTTTGAGGAGGTAAGTTAATCCAATATTCAAACGTCATTGGATTATCTTTTGGATTGATTATGCTTTCAGCATCGGTTCTTATTGAAACATCGGTATAAGCCGCACCAGCTTTATCAACTACGGTAACATACGTACCATTAGCATTCTCAAAACCCGAATTTGTTCCGGATAAAAACAAATATCCTTTATGTTTTGGATAATTGTCATATACATATTTTTCAAAACCGGTCAATCGGTCGATATATATTTCAGTTTCTTTTTGGGTTCCATCAAATGGAAACATATTCTGAATTTTATCAAAAGCGACGTTAACTTTTACTTGGGCAGAATTGAAAAATGTGTGATTTTCAAAAGACCTCCAATCAACGTTAAGTTGTTGTGTCGAACGTAGACCATTTCCGTTCATGTTATAACGAAAAGACCCAGTATTCTCAATTGCCGTATTCACAAAAGTAATTGGAGATACCAAATTTAATGTTAAGCTTTGATCTGGTGGTTCTTTTAGAGAACGTATTACAGATGGCTTAAATAACGTCGGCGCATTTCTTTGCAAATTTTTTGTATTATTTATAGCCATCAGGGCATTACCTTAAATCTAAATCCATCATTACTGATTAAATGATCCTTACCGCCATAAGTAATCATCAATTCAATTTCATAAACTTCTCCTTGTGCGAAGTCTTGCATCCAAATATCAAAATACATTCCCTCGGCATCATATGAACAAAGAGTAGCTCCATTATCAAATGGAATAATAACCTTACGTGAATAAGCATTAATTAATCTCCATTTTAGATTATCTAAGATAACGCTCTTTGGCTGAAGAGCTAATCTACTTGCAGATTGTTCCGTGTTGTAATCTAACACAAAGACACGTAATCTTGCCTGCTCAGAGGCTTTATATTGCTGTTTGAGATTGGTTATGTTGACTACCCAGTTCTCCTCTTCAACATTGCTTGGTGAGCCTTGTGGGAGCTTGTAGAGGGTCTTACCGGATGCATACGTAAGAGTACTATCTAAACTGGTCCATGCATATCTAAACTCTTGACTTTTAGAACCGGTTAGGAAATTTTTTAGAGCCGTATTCTCTATCGTATTGAAGTTAACATCGGCTGAATATATACCGGTCTGTGGAACGCTACCAATTAGATACTGACTACCAAGGAAACTCTGAGTTATAGCATAAAGACTGCGAGTTAAATGATTGATACTGGCACTATGCGATATGGAGAAGCTGGAAGTTGTATATGTGATATACTTTGCACCATATAGATTTAGTAATAGACTATTGGCTCCGGTAATCTCTGTGCTACCAGAGAAGAAATTTTGATAACCACCATTAATACGATTATAAGCAAACAAGCTTTGAGATACGTTAAAAAGGGTGTTACCCAAATCATCTCCTATTTGATCATTATATTTGATAATAAGTTGTGGATGAAGGTCAGGATTTTTGGCTTGTTTAGAGCCAAATCTTTTTACGAAACGTGTTATGTTATCATTTTCTTGTGCATCGATGAATGACAATCTCCAGCCATAGTTTGGGATTTGACCTGCTATAGCCGCACTAACAAGAGTAGTAACGTCTATATATAGATTTTCATCACCACGAGCAAACTGTTGAGTTACTGTTAAATCTTGTAATCCAGCGCCGAGATTGCCAGAAACTATTATATCAATATTTGGATTGCCAAGGGAACCGCTTTGTGCTGCTCCTTCCAATGTCCAAGCGATTGGAGCACCGGTTACAACAGAAGCAGTAAGGAAGTTCGCTGTATCCAAATCACGGAATGCCACGACATCAAAGCCCCTACCTTCATCCCAACTTTTAGAGAGCGCCATAAGCCTTATAGAGAAGTTTGAAGGGGTAGTTTGACCACCATATGCATCTTTCAAAGTAAGAAAGGCTTTAAAGCTCGTGTCGTTAATGTTTAGGAATGATGCAGTTATTTGTTGTAAAGGTTCATAATCAAATTGAAGAAGAAAACGACTTAATTCGATTACGCCACTTACTCGAGTTGAACCGCTATATACAGTTGTTTCATCATAAAGTTTAAACAGATCCAACGTTCCAGCTTGTCCTACGTTAGACGTTGTACAACGTTCACGAGCGATATATTTGTTAGTTATATAGGTATCTTTACTGGCTGATAATATTCTATACATAAATTACACCACAGTTCCGATAATATCATATTCTTTGTATCTTATTTCAAATATTGAACCGGGTGATCCAAATATAATCCCACGATATGTATTCGCACTCAAATCATATGTTTGATCAGAATAGCCACGTCCATCGACCTCACCACTAATATTGTTTATATTCAAAGAAACTAAGGAGATTACTCCTCGACTATTATAAATTATATTTTGTACGTCAGAAATGATCAAAGGTTGATCGATATCAAAATTCTTAATATCAAAGTATTGCTTGATATTAATCAAACAGTTTCTTAAGACCAGGTCTCTATTTTCTGATGGATCAACGACTACGCTAAACGTTAACTTAAGATTAATAACTCTAGCATCTAGTATATCAATGGCGTCTGATATCATTCTATACTGATTGAGATATGTCACCATATTTTTCTTGAGACTATCGGGACTTACTATTAATTGATTTGATGTATTTCTAGAAATGACATATAGCTGAGAAGCCAAAGGATTATTTGGATTTGTTCTAATTCCAGCACGATATACACGTCCAAAATTTGCTGGCAAAGAATAAACTCGTGCCAACAAATCTTCTTTGGTCACTATGCGGTTTTGCATTGATCTAAAGGTTGATATTTTTGATTTAAGAACGTTAATATCTGGAGCACTTTCGCCTCCGGATGCTCTTTGATTATTTGATATATCAATTGAGTTTCGAACGTAGGCGGCTGTATTGGCACTTGGGAAATTTGGAAAGAAAATGTTCAAACTTACTACCGTGTTAATAGTATTTGCTTCTACGTTATTGTTTAATCCGCCACCATGTCGATATTGAATTTCCAAACTAGTATTCTCAGCCATTACTCCAAAGGTTGTTGTTTGTAAAAGATTGTTTGGGTTAATCTCAAATCTTGAGAAGGTTTGTTTGCCATATAATGGTAATGCAAAATCACTAGGATCTGGAATAACGTCATCGTTAATTGTACTAGCAGACCCACCGCCGAATGTTAACGTTGTTATTCTAGTTTGCAGCGACATCTCTTTTAAAAAGCGATATGGAGCTGGAATTGGTACCATGTTTTCGGATACCAAATGAAAATCATAATTTAAGTTAGTAACTCTTTTATAAACAGTATCTTGAGTTAAATTCTCGACTTCATAATACGTATTTCCTAAGCTATCCTTCACGCTGATAACCTCAGTTACATCCGGATTACTTAAGTTAACTTTCTTGTAAGGAACAAATGAACCAACTGATACTGTTTCTTTAGCCGTTTTTCCAGAAATGCATAAACCGTTTAATGAAAATATGTAATTTTGTGGAATGTTATTTGCGTTTGTAGTACCAACCCTAATGTTAGCCTTGTAGCTGTTATCAGGATTTTTTGCATTAAAATCTAAATCTTCAGTTAAAGTAAACTCAACGCCATTATTTGCTCTGACTACTGTATTCTGCTTAATAGAAGGTATTGCGATGGTATTGATTGTGCCTTGATTGTCGATAGTTGGGATTTTTACATAGAATGTAACGGTAACAGTTGAGGGCGCAGCACCGGTTATTTTAACACCAGCATTCTTTAAGTGTCGTTCTATATTGTTTGGTTCTGTTGCGGTTTCTGGAAACGTTTCTTGAAATTGATGGTCCAAATAAAAACTCTGAACGTCACCAACATAAGCAGCCATATCTAAAAGCAATCCGCCGAGACTAGCTTCAGAAAAATCATTAATTCTATCTGGAAAATATGCTCTGGCATAATCCAATAGATCATTACGTAACGCATCAAAATCTTTATTGAGATACCGGCGTTCACGAAGCTGCTTTAATATTTGTTTTTTGCTATCAGTTGCCATATTATTATCAAGTTATAAATAACGTTACTTCCATTGCGGTTTCCGGAATGTTAATTGTTGGAACGGCATACACAATTAACAATTTATATATACCGGTACTAGTATTTTCATAGCGATCAAATTTAGATTCATATGCCATCAGATTTACGAAACTCATGTATTTCGATACAGCTTTTTTAATTCTTGACATTGCGCTGCTGTCGAAACTATCTTTATTTGGAAATTCAGTTAACAATGGTCTTAAGTTGGCACCAAAATCTGGAAAACCTAATCTCTCTCCATTATTCGTTAATATAAGATTACGTAAGTTATCCGTTATTTGGTCTGCTAAATTAAAATGCATTTTGAATATTGCATCTGAATCACTTTCATCTAGTTCAAGTGGAGTTTTAATGCCTATAGGAATACGAGGTGCTTCAGTAACATTTTGTACTTCGTTACCTAATCCTTGAGTTCCTACGTCTTTGAAAGAAATTCTAGCCATATAGCATTAAATATGTAACTCATGGAATACCAGGAGTATATCCTGCCAAACCAGGAGCAGTAACCGTAACCACTCCAGTACCCGCACCAGTAAATGTTCCTGGCGTGGACAATATAATCTTAAGAGCGTTTAATTCTTCCTTAACATACGTTTCAACTGCATTACTAATTTGTGCTGCTATGGCATCATAAGCGGCATTTTGATCTGTCGCATTTGCCTGGCTTTGAAAAGCAGCTACAATTGCCTGATTTAAAGCTACCTTACTCATGATTACTCTCCGTATATCTTTGTTGACGCTGCATTTATTATGTATGTTCCCGTATCTTTAATCTTAGTTCTTTCCGCATTATCCAATACTTGATCAATTGATTGAGGACCAGATATAAGTTCTCCCTGTATTTCTATGGCAGTAGAAATTAAACTAGGCACAGGACCATATGGGGCTACATTTGTAGCTTGACTAAATGCATTGAAAATCTTTTGCTCTAATGATTTAACGTGATCTCCTAATGCGGTCACTTGATTTTGTAGCGAATTTATTGTTGCCTTATATGCGCTATATCGAATATAAGGTTCTGGCAATGGATCGCCATTAACACCAACTCTTCCAAGATATATCTTGTTGGATTCAATTTGAATTTTGCCTTCCTTGTTGAAGTATATATAGGCTAAATTTCCATCTGGTTCAGTTGGAGCATTATTAGGATCTGTCTGTAGCTCATTTTCATTCATATTGCCTTCACGTACCAGCAATATTGTTCCAGCAATATTCTCAGCATCTCCA